AAGTTAGGTGTATTAACTAAACTGATTGCTTGATTTCTTGCCGCTTTATATTCTGGAATAATTAATTGTAATCTTTGTGCTACATCTTCTCCATTCAAAGCAAGGTTCTCAATTATTCTTTTCTTAAAAGCATACTCATAGTAATCATTTAATAAGGCATGATCAGGAACCATTAAGTTTCCGTTATCATCAACAAGTTCACCCATATAGTTTATATAAACTTTACCTGTATCAAATGTTGTAAATAAATAACCATTTTTAATCCAACCTTCATTTGGAGTATTATAATATAAGTTAGGACATTCACAGTGAATTTCTTGACTTCTTTTCATTCTTAAAGGAACCAAAGAATTATAAACTCTAGTTAAACTAGGATTTATCACTTGTACAATTTCCCACTTCTCTCCTTTACAATTCATAAATACTCTTGGAGCAATACATGTATCTCCATATGGATTGTTTGGATCATACTGTGTAGGTATTGGATCTACTATAGGATGATTAAGATCACAAGCTGCTGTATGATTACATGGGTTTGAATTACATGTTCTACAGTTTACAGTTGGTGCAGCACATTGAGCAACAGTACTTGGTGTTTCACTATAAGAAATTCCTCTATAGGGAACCTCTTGTATATTTGTTCCACCAGCTAAGCCATCATAACCCACTGCTTCTGTAAACTCATTACATACAAGACCGTAGTTCCATGTATAAAAATCATCTGGTAATTTTACTCTACCATGACAGATATCTAACACAGCTTCTTTTTGCTGATTAATTCTTAGACCCAACTCATAATTTAATTTTCTAGCTAATTTGATAAGCTGTTGTGGCTCAATCATATTCTCTAAAGCAAATGTATTAAGGTCAATAGTAACATCTTCCAGTAACTGATCAAATGTTCTGTAACGTAATGTGTAATTAAAATCCATTATCTAAGTGCATTTTGGCCGTCATCTGCTCCATCACCTGGTACAGACATAGACATTGTTAATTCTTTTATTACATATTGTTCAGCCTCAGAGAATAAATACTCTGGTAATACAAATTGGTCATCTTGTCTTGATAAACAAGGATCACTATCACATGTATCTAATTGGCCATCAAAGATTGCTTCAATTCTAATAGCATCCCAATCTACATTAGGACAGTATATATAACCTTCAAGATACCAGAAGTATTGTTTTCTATTATACTTAAAAGTAGTAGACTTAGTTATTGAAGACCATGTTCCGGGATCTGTTCTAAACATTTCTGTAGTACCATCAATTGAAGATGTAGTACGGATAATTGGACCAAACATTCCATTTAATATTGTAGGAAGTTTTTCTTTAGATCTTTTAAAGTAACAGTCAGAGTAAACTCCAATACAACCTGCTTCAACTTTATCTACATCAATCAGTTCTACATAAGGCAATACCTTAAATATCTGACTCATCTTCATAAGTCTAAACTGATTGTCTTCTCTCTTTATAAGAGTCTGTGCATACTTGAGTAAAGAATTGTATATCATTCTATCCGTTAAGAAAGGATCTTCCTTAACAGCTTTTAATGTATTTCTTACTCTTGAAATTGCTTGTCCAATTGTTGTCATATTTCAAATTCATTATAAGTCTTTAAAGCTTCAGTAGTTTCTTTGATTATTATGTCTTTGTATATAGCTTTAGAGTATGCAAGTTTAACTTGTTTGTTTGGCTCAATCTCTACATACATATTCCAATTTTCAGGATATGTTTTTGCAACTGTTCTTTTAAAATCCCTACAACCTACAAACTTCCAATACTCTCTATTCTTTATCTTATGTTTAGGTGCAAAATTTGAAAAGAATATCTTTGCTAACTTTCCATCTGTTGCCCAGTTATTGTTACTTACTTTAACACCATACTGTTTTGATTTATTAAAATCAACATTTTGTTTTTTACTTTGTTGGCATGTACCAATAAATAGCCAACCAAGTTGTTCTGGAAGTTCCACTCCATCCCGGTTATCTATAACAGCCTGGTATATAGTTTGGTTAAATGTTTTGCCTATCTTTCTTAACATAACATTATCCATATCTTTATACTTAGGATGCTTTTCCCTAAAGCTATCAAAGAACTTTTTGTTCATTACATTGTAAACTCCTGGTCTAAACCTTGGAGCTTTAACATCTGGTTTATTAAATTCCTTCATAATAATATAGTAAAAATAAATGACTTTAGCAAATATAGGTATAAAACAAAACCCCTGCAAGTGCAAGGGTTAAGTCGTTGTTGTCACAGAAACCAACAAACTGTAACTTCTTTTTATCCAATAATAGTTACTCTTACAGTAACTGGTGGATCAACGGCTGGTAAACCTAATGTAATTGAAATATTTCCCGTGATATTATTTGCTTGTACAATAACCCCTGCTTGATTTGTAAGACTAATCCAATTTCCTGCAAAAAGATACATAATGTTAAATGTAAAATCTGATGCTTTAGTTGTGCTAACACCACAAGCTGATGATAATAAACCACATGCTGTAAGTTCTGCACCTGCTATAGTTATTACTTGACCATCAAATTCTATACCTGTAAATTCTTTTACAAACTTCTTAAGTCCATTTGCACTTATTGTATATTCAGTATTAGTACCTACAACATTTGAAGTAACTAAAATTCCATTATCGCCAAGTATAGATACTGTTGGTAAGTTAGCAATTTCAGTACAAAAATAATTAGTTATTGAAACTAAAGCACCTAACACAGGAGTTCCTGAAACTACTACTACATCTGTACCACATACTATGTTAGCACTAGTTGTAGTTCTACTACAAAAATAATCTACAATGTTATTGATAGCAGCTTCCATATTTGTATCATTAGGAACCACCACATCTGTGCCACATAAAATACTATCTCCTATATATATAGTACATTGTGCTTCTAAAACAAAATCACATTGAGGAGGAGTAGGACATGCTACCGGAGTTGGGCATGGTGCAGGCGTTGTCAAGAAATTATCTTCACATCCACATTTTGCACATTTAGTATTTAAACCCATGATAATATATTTTAATTTTGAATTAATTCTTGTATTAATAATTGAGCTTGAGTTAAAACAGAATTAGTTGAAGTATCTTTTGTTTTAAATTTCAAACTTATTGTTTCTCCTGGATTTAATGTTACAACACTCATAAATGAAATATTATTATTTAGTTGACCATTTGAAAATCTAAATTCAACAGGATCTCCAGAAGGTGTAGTTAAAACTTTATCTGTTGATACAGTATTTACAATATCTGTAATTAAAGCACCATCAAATAAATAACCACTTAAAAATGTTCTACCGGCAAAACTTTGATATTGAACTGTATCTACAACACCTACTGTTTTAACAATAGCACCATCAACCCAGTTTCCAATATCGGCATTATTTATAATTGAACCTGAAAACATTGTACTTACATCATAAGAAACTTGAACTACAAATGTTGCTACAGTAAGTCCTAATGGGTATGTATAAGTTAAAGTAGAATATCCTGTAGGAAAATGATATACATCTACTGAAGGAACTAAATCATCTTTAATCTGTACTGTTGAAACAATTTGATTAAAGAAATTTTCCTTTGGTTTAGTTACACCTGATACAGTATAAGTTTGACCACCATATACGTTAGGTGTAGATGTTGTTGTGAATGAAACACTTTCTGGTAAACCCAAATCTATAAATTGATATGTGCTATATCCTGATCTTAAATCACATAGAGCAACCCATAAATTATTTACAGAAGCCGCTAAAGTTAATGGTGCATCTATCCAATTACTATAAGCCGTTGTCATTGTGTCCTCATTAAATGCAACAGATGTATCACTTGCAACTACACAAATAGAACCTAAACTAGAACTAATATCAGCTATAGAACCTACTACTGTATAAAATGGACACCATAAATTATTTATAAAGGCATCTAATATAACATCAATCTGATAAGAATTGCCGCCAACAACTGTTGGAGATAATGTACAGTCAATAAAAACAGTTGGTAATGTAAAACTTGGAGCTGGCGCGTTTTCCAAAACAGTTACTCTTGCATCAATGTTATTAATTTGATTTTGCATTGTTGCAATAGTATCAATTAAATCACATAATTTTTCCGCAATCATTGTAACATAATCTGTTAACTGCATAGTTGTTTGTGTACCAATAATAAAACATGGTGCTACAGAAACTACACAATCAGGACATGTATTTGATTGAGGGTAACTTATTGGATATGTTGTACTTGTAGTATTAGGAGGATTAATTGTAGTTACTGTAACTACATTAGCATTCTCTAATGCACATATGTGTTCAATTAAAAATTGAATCAGTGCTTTAAAATCTACTGGAGGACAGGCTGTTGAATTAAAACATGTTAGATCATAGTTATCTACATTAAGTTGATCTAGGATAGTACATAATTCTGTAGCCATTTTAGCAACAACATCAGAGACTGTATCTCCCTTACATAATTTAATACATGCCAAGTCTGGTCCTTGCCAAATAACACAGTTACTTGATATAGGACTACATGGTGAATTATCTAAATTTAACGGCTTCATACTTTTTTACTATTAATATAATATACAAATTATAATTAAGAATTGCAACTATTACATCCACAATCACTTGATTGATTACACCCACAGCTATTTGCTGGAGTACAATTAAAATCAGGATTATATAATGCTGCTATATCTATTAATTCTTTTTTAACTAACCAGTATTCATCATCTTCTGGGCAACAGTTTGCAATCCCATATCTTAAGTTAAGAACATTTCTATAGAGTATTTGAGATGCTCTACAAGAAATATTTTCATACTTTTCAATACTACATGCTGGTGTGTTATATCCTGGTTTAATACTTCTTTTAGGATATATAGTTGCAGGACATACTCCATTATTGCAATCACCAAAATAAGTATAATAACTTTGACAAGGATTAGTAACTACTGTAGTAGGTACTAAATTTGGTATACTTGAATACGGATGCCAAACTCCTATTGGACATTTTGCATCTGATGGTGGTAAATAATAATCAGGAATTCCTAAACTATTTGTTTTAACCCATTGAGTACCATTATAAAAAATACTTGCTACACCAACTACTTCCCATGAAGGTCTATAGTTAATTAGTGTACCAGTAGAAAATAAAATGTTATACGTTGTTGTTGTTCCTACTGTAGTTGCTATAATAAGACAATTGCAATCTACAGGTTCTAACCATTTTATTAAACATATTTTAGGACTAGTTTCTCCAGGAGCTACCGTAATAGATTGTACATCACCATAACAATCAATATAGTCATATGTATAGTTTATTGCATTATCATTTCTAACATTAGAACAAATACATGGTGCAGTAGTTATACACTCTAAACATGTTACAAAAGAATCTGTTACCGTAACAATACTTGGATTAACTGGAATTATAATTAATTCAACTTCATAACAACCATCACAATTTGCTAGCTTTACAATCTTACCTATGTAGGCACCTAAGTCACTAGAAGTATCTATTGTTTCTTCTGTACTACATTCAGTTAATCTATAGTAGGGTCTTTCACATGTTGCACAATCTCTAAAAGATGTAATAATAGTTATTACTTGTATAGAAGGCGGGGCATAATTAATTAATTCTACTATGAAACATCCACAGTCTGTTAATAATGTTTCACCAACATATTGTGATAAATCTTGGTATGTATATTGAGTAGTATATACTCCAGTACAACTAGTTAATTTATAAGCCACTACAGTTTTACAAATTGCACAAGTAGCTGAACTAAAAGTTACACTAACATCAATAGCACACTCACAATCATCCTCAGTAGTTTCTACTCTCCAACATTCTGTAAATCCTGCAATTTTAATTACATCATCATTAATAGCATGTGGTAATAAAACAAATGATGTACTATATTGAATATTTAATGGATCTTCACAATCAGTAAGTTTATAACATTTTTGTGGACATACATTATCTATACATGGTCCTAATGGTGTTATAATATAATTTGTATTAATATTACCTACTATAGGAAATGTTTTAGAACATATGGTTAACCATGGTAATGTTCCTGCTGGAGTAAACTCAACTAACTGATCTGACTCATCAACATACTTAACATAAGTAATTCCTTGAGCTCCTTCAATATAATAACATACAGTTTCACAATCACATGTTATTTCTGGATTAATTGTAACACTAACAGCACCTGAACAATCTGTACTTTCTAATGTTGTTACGTATACACATCCTGTATAGCTACCAGAGGTAATATTAATAAATTGATCTAAATAACCTCCTAAGTCAATTGTTGTACTTACAAAAGGTTCTGTTACTCCATCACATGGAATTAAAACATAACAATCACAAGCAACAGAAGGAAATGACCATGAATAAAATCCATCACTTGCAATACATATTCCATCAACTAAAGTATATGATATAGTTTCTGAAGATTCAGGACATTCATTACAATATGTAAATGAATTACAATCAGGACATAGATCTGAATCTAAACATGTAAAACCTACAACATATAAATCACCTAATAATCCGACCTGTGTAGTTGGAGGCATATTAAACATAGTTAAAACTACAGATGTTAAAGCAATAGGTGTTTCAACATAATAACATCTACCAGGTACTAAAAACGCACCATAAGAATCTACATAAGGAGCCGGTCCAGTATATATATAAGTTCCAGGTTCATAAACCAATGGGCCTAAAAAACCAGACATACTAAAAGATACTACATCATTTGAATCACAACATGATGTAAACTTATAATATCTTATTAACGGACTATCAACCGGATCTACTTTCATCTTCTTTAATTATTTATTGTATCTATCTGGACCCCAAGTAGTTGCTTTAATAACACGCGGTTCAGTAACTGATTTTGCACCTATTTTTGCAGCTTTGATTGAAGCCTCTAATGTATTAATGCATGATGAACATGCCGTTGCTCCGTTTGAAGCTGCTCTTTTTTGACATCCGCAGGACATATTAGCCCCGCAATTTGCACACTTTGCCATAACTTATTGGTTTTTAGTTTATTAACAATTTACACATCCCATTTTCTTCAAAAGTTTTACAGCATAATTATATAAGCTCATTCCCTTTTGAGGTTCATGACATGTTTCTACTTTTGCTTTTGCAGCTTGAAGATACATAAATATCATTCTTAATGCTTCAAGTTTTTCTTTAATTGCAAAAGGAGGATCACATGCATTAACATCTACTCCACATAGAATATTGTTATACATGTTTAATGCTTTTGATATTCTCAAATGATTGTATTCTACATACACTTGTTCATTTGGAGATACACTATATTTAATTATATAAATTCCATCTGGTATATCTACATAACTTGTACCACAGTCTGCTGTTTGTAAACCTAAGTCACAAGCAGTAATGTTTTCAATAAATCCTGCAGTAACAGGAAGTTCAACTGAGTAAGTAAAACCTGGTACTGTAATAGCTAATGTCTCACACGTAACCGGAATAAGGTCCGTATAAACACTAGTATCCATAACAGTCATTACACATGTATTTAAAACTGTAGGTACTTCTAAACTTAAGACGTGATTTGCCATAGTATATAATAAAAAAAGGGGATAGGAGTTTAGAACTCTTCTCCCCTTTATGTTTTTTAAAATTGAGTTACTTATTAGTTACAAGCAACTGTATTGTAAGGATTGTATTTAGGAATAGCAGGGAATGCAATTGGAACATCACATTCCGTATCACAAGCATATGCATTATCTAATACATTAGTTTCACATACACCACAAGCCTCTAACCAACCAGAAGTATCCGTTGCAAAAGTATTAAGAGCAACTAAAGAGAATATCTCTAACATGTACTGATCAGAATCAAATGTACCAGAAGGATTATAATTTCTTGGAACATTATGTTGTAACATATATCTGTAGTATAAAGCACCTCTGTTAACTGAACTAATGATTTGGTTACCTTGAGTAATCTCACGGATACGTAAGTCTGTAGCTAAGAAGTTTTGTCTGTAAGATTCTGACATAGTCATATCTCTTACAACTGATTCTCCTAAACCTTGAACTTGTAATCCTTGACACTCAGTAACAACACATAATGAATCAAATGTACATGGGTCACCAGATAAGTCTACTTCAGAAGCATATAATCTAACTGGCTCAACTTCATAGAAGTCAGTCAATTGGAATGTACAATCACCAAATTTAGTATCAACATAAGCACCATTTAAGATTAAACCTGCACAAGCTCCGTCTGTATGACCAGCAGATACATAGTTATCCCAAGTAATAGCTCCATTAGCAGCTAAGAAAGTAGCAGAAGTTCCTGGTGCATATAATAACTGACCATCTTCTGCTTGTACAACTACTTGTACAAAAGGAGATACAATTGGATTGTTTGTAATTCCGCTAGCCCATTTGATCATTACTTCAGTAGAGTCAACTGCAACTGGTGCAATAGATCCTTCTGGGCAACATCCTGTGTATGCATCAGCAGTATAGTAAGCATTGTGATTTAAGAAACGTAATGCTGGAGAACCTTTAACATCAATACGTAAGTTATAAGTCTCACCACATAAAAATTCTTTACAACACTCAGTTGTAATACCACATCCTACTTGTGCATGAGCTTCAGTTAGAACAAGTACATCAGTTAATATAGCATCATTGTTACCACCTACAATTGTAAGATCATCATTTATAGTATATCCTTTTCCAGGATTTACAATAGTATAACTATCAATAGTACCACCAGTTACAACGATTTCTACAACAAGACCTGTTCCTGTACCACCTGTAGTAGTAGCAGTATAAGTACCATTAGCATAACCTGTACCAGCAGTAAAAGTATCAAAATCTAAAATACCACCACCTGCAGTCCAATATGTAGAACCTACGTGGATTACATTATTTTGTGGAGTACATGGATTTACTTGATAAAATCTAGATACATATTTAGGGTTAACCATTTTAGACTTGTTAGTCTCTTGGTAACCACCTGCTAAAGGACCAATCTTATCATTTGAATAAATTGCTGAACCAGCAAGATATAAATTACAACAAGGTGCAAATCCTTCATCATTGATATCAACTGATAAATTTGTTTTTGGGTTAAACCATCCAATGTACCCATCAGTAGTTTCTGTAGTAGCTGTACCGTAAGTACCAACTTTAATTGCAGATAATTGATTTAAACCATAAGTAGGAATACCATTTGATACCAAATAACCTAAAGATGTTGTAGCATTAACAGTAGTTCCATTTGGAAGAGTAACAGGAAACGCATTTTGTGTCGGTCCTGTTGCTAGAAAGCTTTTTTTGAAAGCATGATTAAAATAAGCCATTTTATTTTTTTTTTAGTTAATAATATAATATACTATAATATAACAAAACTTTTTGAATTAACAAAATTATTTCAAGAAAAGTAACTTATACTTAGTGCTGTTAATTGAATCTTTTACAAGATCCAAATTGTTGACAATTTCTGAATAAGGCATCATACCTTGTAATTTATTTACCATGTTGTACATGTCTCTTAAGTAACCTATAGCATCTGACACAGTATCTAGAGTTCTAATAGGTGAATCTTTATATGATAAAAGTTTTTCACATACTCCTTGATATCCTTCTATTAGTGTATCTGCTTGATCATGAAGCCCTTCATAAAAATTTCCAAGAGCTTTATGTGCTGCATAAGAACCATCTCCTTTTACTTTTAAATGAAGTCTATGAAAACTGATTGCTGCATTCATCATCTCTGTTGCACATGCTGCAGTCATTGTATCCAATGAACTTCCACCAACTCCTGTATCTGGAGTAGGTTCAGCTTTAGCAGGTTCATCTTTAGGTTGTGTAACAATAGGTTGGGGTCTACTAAGTGTCTTAGTAGGTTCTGGATTTCTTTTTAGTAATCTTGCTTTAGTTTCCATATTTAGTTATTTCTTTCAGCACCTTCTGTACCTCTAGCATATTGATTGCTTGATTCAATATCACCAGCTAGTATAGCAACTGCTTCATCTATTATTACTTCTATAATATCATCTTTAAATTCACACTCTACATTAACTGGAGACTGTAAACTTGTATAAGGGTCAACACATCCTTGAATCTGAATTTTAATTGGCTGTCTGTAATATACAAAATCAGCTGAACCAACTTCAAAATCATTGTTAGTATATACATGAACCTGATTACCTATTAATGTTGCAAATGTTTCAGCCCATTCAAAACTAGGTTTCTTATTAGCATCTCTTAATAACTGGTTAAGGTTACCTTCTTCAGCAAGATAAACTGTCATTCTTCTTTTATCACAACAATCCTTTTTAGCAAATACATCTACACGTTTCCATTGTAAATATTCACCTGGTAAGGCTGCAGTAGAATAATCTCCTTTATCTGTAAAAGATAAAGTTTGAGTAGACAATAAAACTTGTAAGTCATCTTTTCTTCTAGTGGATTGCTCATCACCTTCTTTAACAAGGTTGATACCATGAAGTTGTCTTCTAGTCCATTCAACCTGTGCTTTATTAAAGCTCTCAACAATTTGCCAGCACTCTATGTTATCATAGTCATTAGAATCCAATTTATTGAGACGTTGTTTTATTTTTATTGTAATGGTACTATTTAACATGATTATTTATTTTTAGCCATTTTTTTCAAAGTGATAGCAAGAGCTTTTCTCTTAGGTGTGCATGTTTTTTTAGTAAGTGGAGTGCAATAACCTTTGTGTGCAGGATTAATAGCTTTTTGAATCCATTTCTTATCACCAGTAGAACCACCTTTTTTCATTGATGGTCTTTCTTTAACACATGATCCACTTGCAGATCTAACCTTTGTATTTTTACAAGAAGTTTTTACAGCTCTAGTTGTTGCCATGACTATTTCTTTTTAACAGATTTTTTTGCACCAGCAATTCTATCTGCAGCAGTAGCTCTTGGATTTTTATCTACACCAGCTTTAACTGATAACATACCAAAGTTAGTAGCTCCACCTTTTTGCATTTTTTTAACTATTCCACCAGTTTTAAAACTTAATGTTTCTTTTTTCATAGATTTTAATAAAGGTTTAACATCTTTTCTTTTTACAGTACTTTTGTTATAACCCGCATTTCCTGTATAAATTTGATCATAATTTGGTTTACCTTTTGAGTAACCTGTTGTATCAATACTTAAAACATCTGCTGGACCATTTTTTTTATTTTTTGTAGAATATACAGTTCCTTTATTTGTTGCAACATATGAAGCTGAAGAACCATCTTTTTTATTTACAATTACTTGATCTTTAGCATATTTATTAGGACCAACTTTTTTAACAGTTTTCCCATCTTGAGCTTTAGGTAAAGCTTTTTTAACAGCACCACCTTTTTTAGCAGTAGGTTGGAATTGACTAGATGTTCCAATGTTTTCTTGAGGAATACCGTAGATACCCATCTTAACATTACTTCCACCTTTTTGCATTTTTTTCATTGCACCTCCGCAACTCATACATTTTTTAGCCATGATATATTTATTTTAACAGTTCCACTTTTTTAATGAAAGAGCCTTTCTAGTAGGTCTTCCTTTTTCATCCTTCATAGGACCTTTTACTCCAGACATTCTAGCACAAAAAGATTTTCTTCTTTTAGCATCTTTACTATCTGGATCTAATTTAGATGGTTTAGTTGTAACAGCCATCTTAAGTTTGCTACCAGGATTTTCTCTTCTATAAGAAGCAACACCTTTAGCATTTAATCCACCTGTAGGATTTTTTCCTTCTTTTTTAGTCCATGCAGGAGTAGAACCTCCGGTTTTCATTTTAGGTGCTTTATCATTTTCCTTATGCCATTTTTTTTCAGCAGAAACACCTTGCTTTACAGTCTTAGCATTAGCAGTTCTAGTTAAACTAATAGTATCATAAGTTCCCTTATTTTTACTAGTATGGTTGACCATAATGTCACCAACTTTACCTTCACCTCTTTTAGTAGTCTTTTTATAAACTACATGTTTTTCTTTGCCGGTATTAAATTTAACTTTGTCTGCCATGACTATTTCTTTTTTGAAGTTGCTTTAATCTTCTTCTCTTGCTTAAGCATTGCTGTTGTAGGTTTCTTTCCAGAACCTTTATTAGCACGGATGTTATCCCAGAGTCCTCTCTGGGAATAACTACCATCCTTTCTTTTTAGCATTTGCTTTGCCATTTTAGCAAGATTTCTTTTTCATGCTACCACCCATTTTCATTTTTGGTGCAGCAGCTTTTGGAGCTTTAGAAACTCCACCTACTTTACCTGTAGCTTTTTTAGCTGCAGTTCTTGGTTCAGCAGATTTAGCAGGTCTACCTTTAGCAACTTTAGATGCAGTAACTTTTGCATTAGAATTTACCATTCCACCTGTTTGCATTTTTGCAGGAAAACCATTATTATCAAAACCAGGCATACTTTTTCTTGTCTGTCTTCCCACATCTTTTTTAGCTTTTTCAGCTTTTTCATAGGCGTTTTGTGAGTTTTCAGATTGACCTTTTACACCAGCAAGCCTATAACCTGCATCTTTATAATACTTATATTTATCCACATAATAATTTGTACTATCTGTAGTAGGTTTATTATTTGGAGGTGTAAATTTAGGTTCTGCTGTTTTTTTAGCAGTAGATTTAGGTTTTACTCCACCACCTTTTTGCATTTTTTTTGTTGCCATTTTATTTTGTTTTTAAGAGTTCCAATACTTTTCACAAGCAGCATTCAAGTCTTTTAAAATGTCCTCATTTAAAGGGTTCTTCAAGTACTCTAATACATCAGACACATTTCTTCCTAGCATTGAACTAGTTTTAACATGATAGATGTATCCATCTGCCTTAGTTATAATATACTTAAAAAATACGGAATCTCTAACAATTGATTTAATTTTTAGTGTTTCCATATCTAAGTTTACAGCATCAATAAATGATTTAGCTGCTCTTTCTTTGTTGGTTTCTCCACCAAATCCATTAATGTAGTTATCCATATTCTCATAGATAACATCATTAGGAGTTGACTTTTTATATTGTGTACTGTTAATATCTACAACTTTTGCAATGTAGAATAACTTAGTACTATTTTTGTCAAATAATTTCTGAAGTTCAGACAATGCTTTATTACGCATTTTCTTGTATTCAGTTCTTGCCATCACTGTCTCTTCTGTTTTATCTAAGTAAAACTTAGGAGCTACAGCTCTAGATCTTGCATCATCAAAACTTTTTGCTATAATAGCAAAACCTCCTGCTTCAATTGCATGCAATTTAATTCTATCATATGGATCTTTTGGATCCAAGAATAATGGATCATTACCACATGCAATACTAATTCTATTCCAGAAATCCGCATTATCAGGTTTAAGTAACTTTACCAAATTCCAAAACTGTGGATCTTCCACATCAATTACATTAGCTGCAAGTTCTTTTTCTAATTCACTTATTGCAGATCTAATTTCTTTTACTCTTGCAGCTTTATCATCTGCATTAAGCAATCTAATTTCTGGAGCAAATTCATTAAGTCCAGTTAAGTATCTTACGACACCATTATTTTCTAAGCATGCTAATTGTTCATGATGTGTTACACCATCAAAAAGAGACATACCATAATCTTCTAAACCCATATTAGAAGCATTTGCATCAAAGAATGGTCTAACTGCAATAGCAGTTTGTTTTACTGATCCCTTCCCTGTTTCTACCATTGTGAAATTTTCCATGTTGTTGTTGGTTTTTTATTTTTTGTTGGTTGTTTAAATTTAAAAAAAGAGAGAAGAACAATGATGTCCCTCCCTCCTTAGTTTATTATAGATTAGAATGATCCACCAGTAATTGGATTTCTCATAACAATTTTCAAAACTTTAGTTGGATCTTTAACCCAAATAGCTGGCATTGTTTGAGACATCATTACACGGTATCCATTGAATTGTCCAGAAGACTGGAATCCTTGGGTACGTCCCATGTAATCCATTGTTCCATTTTGGTACCACCATTTCAATTGATTATCCCAAGATAATTTCAACAAGAAGATGTTGTCATTAGTATTATCTGTGATATCAAAAATAATGTATGAGTAAGAAGATAACGGGAAACCATCAATGATTGGGTTCTCAATATCATTAGTATGAACATTGTCAAATGCTGGGTTCAATACAAACTTAACATTTGCCAAGAAAGGAATTACATAAGATGTGTAAGCAAATCCAAAATTCAAGTCCATACCTTTACCAGTGATTGCACCAATGTCAGCAGCCTGAATTAATAAACCTGAAGATACAGCTTCTTTTTTGATAGCCTCATTAACCATACGCATACCACCCATACCAGTTTGTACAACCAATGAGCGTTTTGGATCTGGTCCTTGGAACTCAACTTTTCCGTTGAAGAAGTTGTAGATCTCAGAACGGAACAAGTCCAATGTAAAGTTATTTTTATTGTAGATTCTTTTGAAAGAGTTATCCAACTGTTTCCAAAGACCCACAGATAAACGCATGTCATCTGGACCATCTTGTTTGATACGTCCACCTTGACCCCACATTAAGTAAGTTTCAATATCCGTTGCTACTTTAGATAAGTGAGCAGCTTCCATTCCAGTAAGGAAAGTTCTAGATAAGTCACCATTATCAAATGCTTTCTTAACTTTATCTTTACCCATTACTTTAACCATATCTTCCAAAGAAGTAACAGATGGATCATTAGTAGCACCAAAGTTTCTCCAGATCTCAGTTACAGGAACTGTACCATCTGCATTCATTCCACCTTTGATCATCAAGTCTGCACGAGAAGATACTGAATAGTGAACGTGAGCTTCAGCTCCACCTACATAGTTGTAGAATTCACGGAAACCAGTTCTTGTAGTAATGTCAGAGAATCTCTCACCATACTCACCTCTTGCAGAACCTTTACGGAATACTTTAGTACCGTTAGCTAAGTATTTGCTATCTAAGTATTTAAAGTTGTCATTGTTTACTAACTGTACAGTATAGATATATCCATCACCAATTGGTAAGATATCCTCTGCTGTAATATACATCTCAACACCGTTATATTTGTCATAAGTGATGATATCACCATGTCCAAACTCACGTCTGCTTAATTTGATACGGAATGTAGTCCCATCAATACCTTTGAAATCATTTGATGGCTCAATGTCTTCAATTACATATGGAAGATCTGTAGATACAGGAGTCTGCCATTTGTACTCTCCACGAGCATTATCAACCATGATTACATTTTTACCACCAAATGATGACATTTGATAAAGTGGCATTTCAACTTTTTGAGCCATAGCCCATAAATCAACTGGGCCTAAGTCCATAGGCTCAGCATCTTTCAGCATGTTTACCAAGTGGTATGAATCCACATGGGAACTTGCATTGTAAGCGGTATCTCTGAGGAATATACCATTGTTCATTACTGGAGTTGCCATTATTTATTTGTTTTTATTTGTTACTAATTAAAACCTCTTAAACAAGTTATTCTGTCTAGGAAGTGTTCTTTGTGGTCCTTTAGAAGCAGGTCTTCTGCTTTCTTCTGCACCAGTATTTGTTGAAGAGCTTGAAAGTTTTCTTGCTTCTTCTGTTTTTAATTTTCTTACTGTATCTTCTACAGCTTTTTTAGAACCTTGTTCTCTTACTTTACCTTTGTAACCATCTGGATCTGCAAGTAACCATAATGCTTCAGCAATAAGGTCATGTCTTGGTTCTACAAATTGGTACTTCTCAAGTAAGTGTCCTAACAAGTTTGTCTGTTTACCAGAGATAGATGGGTAATTAGGTTGTACTAATCCTGAGTATAACATACCTTGAACTTTTCTGTCAAGTTTAACTCCTCCTAGTTCACCTATACTTAATGTATTATACACATTATCTTGGTAATCTTTAGCTTGTTCTGCTTGTTGTTGTTTCTTATACTCTTGCTCAGCAAGTTTATGTGCTACAACTTCTTCATGCATTCTATCCAATTTTGGTTTGAATTGTCTAGCTTTTTGTCCAAGCTTATCAATATCCAACCAATCTTTGATTTCTTCTTCAATCTCTTCTGGTGTACCAAAGTTTGTAGCATGCAAATATTGTCTTGCTATTTCTTCTTGGTGTTGTTCATTATCAGCATCTAATTCAAACACTTCTTCTACTTGAGCAAGTGTTCTAAACAGACCTTTTAAATCTTGACCACCATCAGCTACATATTTTGCAGCTACTTGTAGTTCTTCAGGTAGAGATTGGAAAAACTCTTTTGGAGTATTTTCTCTGATTGCATTTTCTCTTTCTTGAAAGTTTGCTTCAAATAATTCTCTGAAATCTTTAGTAGTGTAATCTTCTAATGGTTTGTCATCATCAAAAGGAACTAAAGCACCTTCTTCAATCATTTTTTGTGCTAACTCAGCAAGACCAGATTTATCTACTTTTGGTCTTCCTTTATTACCTGCATCTTCTTCTTGAGAAATTAAATCATCAAGCTCTGCAATTGCCTCATCTACATCTGCTTTAATCTCAGCTTTTTCAGCTTTACTTTCTGCAGTTGTACCTGGCTTGTCAAGGAACGAAACATCTACATTCTGGTTAGAGAATAAAGATTTTGGTTTGTTATCTTCTTCACCTTCTGCAGGAAGCATAATGTTTTCTGCACCTGGTGAACCAAATAACTCATCAATATTTACATCTACTTGGTCTACCGTTGTAGTGTCCAATACCTGAGCGTCATCAGGATTTTTTGTTGGTTCTCCCATTTTTGTTGGTTTTTATCTATACTATAATATACAAATTAAACTTGAGAAATTTATTATAGGGTTAAACATTATTTAACATTATATGGCTAAGCCTATTTTTTATTCTCTTTATTTTTTCCAGGAGCATCAAATTTGTTCTTATTTTCTTGTGCTATCTGTAATTGTTTGTTAGCAATTTCTTTTTGAGCTGCTATCTTTTCTCTTTCAATTTGATTTTTTTGTGACTCACCATTCATACGGTTAGTCTCTTTTTCTCTCTGAAGATTTGTTTGATCTTGAAACTCTTGTGAGCTCTTAATCTCTTTCATAGCATCAAGATAATCTGATTCTTGGTTTTGGTTAATATCAACCATAGATCCCATACCTGCTGCTCTAATTTCTGCAACAAGAATATCTCTTTGTCTATTTTTCTCATCTTTAATTGCCTCAGCATCAATCCCCATTTGTGTTTGTTCTTTCTGTGCAGCAAGTTGTTGTTCTTGCATTTTTTGTTGAGAAGCTTGTTCTTCTTGTTTCTGTTGTTGTTGTTTTTGTTCAGATGCTTTAAGAACAGTATTAAGTTGAGCAATTGAATCTGACTGAACAATTTTACCAAGATCATAGATACTTGCACCTGTAGTATTATTCTGCATAGCCATTTGTTTAAGCTGTTCAAGAATAGCTCTCTGGTTTGCAGTAGTTGTTGCATAGATATTTAAATCACGCAACAGTAAATCAGTACCATTTATCTCAAAGTTTACTTTCTCATCCGCGCCTGTCATGTAAGTTAATCTTGCAGAAGGTTTAGTTGAGTTATAATATTGAGCTAAGTCTGTACGCATTTGATGCACTCTTGGCATTAAATAATCACAATGTTGTATAAAGAATACTTCTGTTTGTGCATAAGATGATGCCATTGCTTGTTCTACACCTGTAGCAGTTGTTTGTGCTAACTGTTGTCCCATTCTTTGAGGATTAACTCCAATTACTTCATATGCTTGTTGCTTAAAGTGATTAGCCAATTGTATCCTTGACATTAATCTTTCTGTCTGAGATAGATCTAGTTTTTGGAAATGGTTAAAGTTTAATGCATTCTCTGTATTTGTAATAGATGTATCTAAAGGTAACATCTGGAAATTCTTCATTGCTACATAAGCTTTAGATAAATTTCCTTTACCCCAATCTTCACCTAATGAGTGTCTAGGTAATGAATTCTGATCTAACATAATTACAGTACCTAACTCATCCACTAAAATATCAGCAATCTGATTGTTTACAATATTGTATCCAATCTGGTATGGCTTCATTAGATCTAATAATGCAGTAGACTTAGTATTTCTATCTGAGAATACAGCACCTTCTACTGGAAGTTTACAACCATATAATGTTGAATCACCTTTAAATTGAAATTTAAGAGGTGCAATATGATTCTTTTCTACACCAATATAGATAGGAGAGAATCCACCAGGATTATTCATACCCCAGAATGAAGGAAGATTTGGTCCAACTTTTACACCACCCCATACTTCATTAATCCATATCCAATCAATATGTTCTCCAAATACTAAATTATCTTTAGATTTGTTTTTAAACAACCTTGTATCATAAATTGCTTTATCTGTAATTTTATAATCTTCAGTTATAATTTCTGTTTCTACTTCTCCAATCTCATTAATCTTAGTAAGATGTCCCACCTTTCTTTGAGATTTCCAGTATGCAGTAGTACAACGTAATAAGTATGCAGTACCTTGGTCATAATAATCTTCACCTTCTGAAAGGATCTGGTTAATTATATCTCCACCATCATATACAGAACCAGCTTTAAATGAAGTATATTGTCTATATGCTAATGAGGGCATGCTAGTATTCCAGTCATGAGACTTAGTAGCATCATAGAATGATCCATCATTTTGCATACCACCAACTGAGTATCCAGCAGATCTGATAGGATAAATAGCTTCTAATGCTTCCATTTGCTCTTGTGTCATCAAGTATCCATACTTATCAATAACATCTGCTACAGTAAGCATATCAACTTTACCAACCCAGTTAGATTGAGATATATATCTTGCATCTGGAGATTTGTGATAGAATGTTAATGGTGGATTCCACAGTTCAACTTCATAGTCATCTTCCATCATTTTGAAATGCCAGAACTCTCTATCTGTAATAAGCATATCACGGAAACCTCTTTCTTCTAACTCATCAATTCTAAACCTTTCAGTATCTACTTGATGTTGATGTGAAGCCCATTGTTCTATCATTGATCTGTAATCCTTTTTAAAGAATCCTTCAATCTCAGGTAATGTTTTTAATTTATCAGGTTGTAATTGTTCATTAGCTTCTTGTGAATTAGGATCTAATCCTTGTTCCACTAATGCAGCCATAATTTTAGTTTGAGCATCTGCCATTAATGTGTCCTCAACCATCTTACGTTTCTGTTCCATCATCTCATTATATGAGAAGTCATCTACAGCTCTGTATGTAAGTTTAGTTGATCTTTTAGCAAATTCAGCTACTAAGACATTAATAACATTTGGAATAATTGGGTAGAACTTTAACTCTAAAGCAGATTGATCTTCTTTAGTAAGCACCTCAACAATGTCTCTCATTTCATTGTCTTCCTCTACAATGTAATCAGTTTTATCAATAATACCTTTAGCAAGTTTATAGTTCTTCATTAACCTGCGGGCATTTCTACGGATTTGTTTTAGCCCATTCCATTCAAGCCAATCCAAGTTCCAAGCAGCCCACTCATCATCTTTATCTTTTTTAGATAAAAATTGTAAAGGTTGGGTAATACTACCCATTCTATTGTGATTGGCTTTTGCGCCTTTCTTTAAATCTAATGCGTTATATATTTGCATATCCTTTATTTAAAATTTTTAAAAGGTGATCTTTTCTGACTATTATCCCCTTTGTAAAATGATTTACCCATATGTCTAAATGGACTACTAACTAATTTAAACAAATTTTCTGACTTTTGCAAGTTTTTAGCAGCATCATCCATGATAACTCTTTTTGCATAACCTCTATTTGCTTGTTGTATTCTCATAAATGCTACAAGTGCGCAAAAAGAAACTAATCTATCCACATTGACACCTGGAGCATATTCTCTCATCTCTACTAATAACATAGGATCTGGTATTCTTTCTATACCGTACTTTGTCCGTACAATTGTACCATCTGTTTTTGTTTCAATATCTAACTCTTCTTTAGTATACTCTATTGCATAGTTAAGAAGATGTTGTTTAAATAATGTGCCTGTATTTTTCCATCCATACTCCTGGAAGACGTTAGCATTAGAACCAAGATCTTTCAAGAACATGATTTGACTTTTAGGTACTAAGAACCTTTGTTTCTTTCTGGATATCATATACTGAATAAATAGTGAGATATTGTTCTCAATAAGTGTCCATGCATTATACCATTCTATAATCAATTCTAATCTCTGGTGTGTTTTATTAAGATCATCAAATCTACCACACCATGCAGCTACAATCTTATCAGGTTCTATGTAAGTTTCAGTTTCTACTCCTGTTACTTTAGTAACTTCTACAGGAGCTTTCATAATATAAATAGTACATAATGATTCAGAGGTTGTAGTTTTTCCCTCGGAAACAGGATCTATAGAGGCATAGTACTGTCCAAATGTTGGATCTTTAATTGGTCTTTCCCATACTACTAAACAACCTGTTTTATCTTCAGTCTTTTTAGTAATTGGAAATTCTTTAATTGGTTGTTTATTAGATGCTTTAACAGTAGGTTTACCATTCTCATCTGTAGTTATATCTAAGTATTCATATGCATATTCTTTCTCTTCTATTCTTCTAGCTTGTGCAGCAACAAGATGTGGAGGAAATACAGATACAGATCTATGTGCAAAAGCTTCTTCAATGTTTCTTGGTCTCTGAGATATTCTTAACTGATAAGTTTCTGGATCAAGTTCTTTCTTCCAAATTGCAAATTGCTCATCTAAAGCTTTTAATGCTTCTTCTACAAGTGAATTACCATAATCATCTATATATGGAGGCATTGACCATTGCTCAGGAATAAATAAACCTGACATACCATGAGTTCCTTTTGAATCAATAAGATCGGTTTCAACAGCGTATACATCACTATCTCCAGGAGACAATATCATTTTTCTTAATGGCTCACATTGAGATAAATCCCCTACAGATCCTGCAGCAATAAACATTCCTGTAGTAATTAAACCAGAAGCCATTGCTGGACGCATGTACTCATATGTTAAATCCATCTTAGGAGCAATACCAGCTTCCTCATGAAAGAAGTATTTTACCGGACCCCCTACACCATTTGTAGGATCTTTCTCAAAAGACATACCTTGCATAGTACCCTTTAAACCTACTTCTGTTTTTCTGTCTCCTTTTCTAACTTCAATCTTCTGTTGCCACATTAATACTTTATCCGGAGACATTGGTCTATACCATGCAGTATGTTCATTTAAGAATGCTGCATATTCAGACATAAACTTCCAAGAACCTTTCTCATTAATATAATCCTTAAGACTAGCTCCCATCTTTAAAGTTACCCCTGCTTCAAACCAAAGTTGATTAAGTAACTTAGACATGTGGAAATATGATGAAGCTATCTGACGTTTCTTTAGAATAGCTACATGCTTATAATTAAGTTCTGCTAATAGTTCATATAATGCCATGTGATACTGAGCATCTCTTACTTTAGCAAATCCAAAGTTTTGTTCTTCTTTATCAAAGATAGGTAAGAAGTTTAACCACATGTAATAGTCTCTAGTAATAAACCACTTCTTATCTTTGTTTATATAAAAGACTCCTTTTCTACATTTAATTTTTTCATTATCCCAGTAGGTAATAAAATCCTTAGATTTAAAAGGAGCTGTGCAGTATACTTTATTCTGATTAAATTTTATAGATTGTTCATTAAATATAAAACTTGTTTCATCAAACTGATACTGACCTGGTTCTTTAAAAAGTTCTTTTATAGCATTAGCATATTCTTCTCTAGACTCAAAACTAACTGTAGTCCAAGTACCATTATCCCAACAGGGTATATCTTGATATATCTCACTCATAATTAACTGTCATATGCTAACCCCTGTCCTCCGCGTACTTTGCTAGATTGTTCATCTTGAAGATCTTTATATACCCCTTTAAATGATGCTCTAATCTGATCAAAGTTTTTGGCTGCAGCAACTAGTGAATTAATGTTACCATCTCTTCCTGCTGTAATACTTGTAGTTTCCATATATCTAGCTAATCTATCTAACATAGATGCCATACCTTTGTATGCTCTAGATGTTGGAGTCTCATACATTCTTTTACAAAATTCTAATGCAATAAATATATCTGTGTCCTCTGTAGAAAATTCTGCTTGAATCTCTGTTAATATGATATGTTCTTTATCTATTTCAGGAGTATGAAAGAAAGGATTCATATCTGGATTAGGACAAGTCATATAAAATAAATACAAATAGATCTTAAGATAATCATCAGGATAGTTATCCATAACATCCTTAAGTGCCTTTAATGTATAGCAATGTTCTGTGGGAACTACTACACCATTTTGTACATCAAATAATCTTACTATCATTTCTTTTTAATTTTATGTTTATTCTGTTGCAAATAATGAATAATACTAATTACTTCATCCACTAAATATGGTATAGGAATAGGAATAACTTCTTTTACAATTGGGTTACCATCATTATCTAGTTGAGTAATAGGATATCCATAATCATCTTCCCCAGCTTGTTCAAATATAACATGGTGTATAAATATTCTACCAGGTTTTAATTTTGGGTTATGCTTTAATATAATATACATATAAATACTAAGCTGTAGTGCATAATGATTAAAGTTACAATCATCTAAATGATTTATAGGCTCAAGCAGTTTATCAGAGGCTCCTTCCCAGTTTACAAATGATTCTGTCTTAATTTCTTTATTAGTCTTATAGTCAATGATATTTACTTTACCATTAACTACTTCTACTAAATCTGATTGACCACAAATACCTGCAGACTTTAAATATACCATATGTTCTGGATATATTCCAGCCTCTAGTTTCTGTATAGGTGCAAATCTTAATCCATTTGTTTCACCAGAAGGTATTATAATTGGAATAGTAACACCTTCTCTTTCCATAGAAGCAAGAGAACATAAATCAGTCTCTCTTTGGTTATGATAGAATGTTCCTAATGTAGTAGCTCTATCAGCTTCATTTTTCCAAATAGATTCTATTTTAGCTGGTTCAATACCATACCATTTTGATCTTTTATTTTTAGAAACTTTTGCAGCTGTTGATTTAGCATCAAAAGATTTCTTTAAATGTGATATCAAAGTAGTAACACTAACCCAGTCAATGTTATCTGTATCATCAATACTTTTGTATGAATGATCACTAGCACTAAATAGTATACTCATTTGTCATTTGTTCTATGGCTAATAAAGCCAGGTTAAAATTATCATGATCTGAAGAGTTTAACATTTCTATTAATCTTTCTCCAGGTTGTTTATCAACTTTGTTGCTTTCTATAGCCCACTCTAAATAACCAGTGGCATTGTTTACAGCCATAGCATGAGATATCATTTCCATACCATATGCACCAGTATACATATGTACAGTTCTTTCCTGTATATCATGCATATTTCCAAATATTTCTTCTACTGTATTAAGCATTTTCTATAATTGTTTCAGCTAATGTTCTAGATGCTTCATCTTCTGATATAATCATTTTTGTAATATTACTTATTTCTTCTTTTGTAAACTTACCCTCAAGGTCAAGAATCTTAA